AAGCAGACTTCAAACCCATAGAAGGATCATTGCTTAACAAAGAGCCAAGCAAAAACTGTTGAGTGGCTTGTTTTTGAAGACTATTCTTCTCTTCATCACTAAGACCAGTAAGTGCTGCATCAGACAGCAAACCAAGATTAAAAGGCATATTAACTCCTTACAGACCGAGCAAACCAAGCAAACCTTGGCGTGAAGTGGATGTTGATTGCATTCCAGAGCCACCACCAACATTGAGTCCCAATGCTTGGTTGATGATCTGTTGTTGTTCCAATGGCAAGTTGCGGATGGCATCCAACTGTTGTTGTGAGAACTGCTGTTGAATAGTTCCAATGTTTGCCAAGTTCTGAGCGCCAGCAAAACCCATCTGCTGACCTTGATTGGCAATATTTGCCATCTGACCAGAAGCACCAAGACGCTGTTGGTTAGCAGCCAAACCTGCTTGTTGGTTGGCTAAGTTTGCTTGCAAGAAGTTCTGAGCATTTGTCAAACCTGCTTGCTGAGTCAAATTTGCTTGTTGGGCAGCAGCCGCATTCAATGCAGCTTGGTTAGCCAAACCTGCTTGGTTAAATGCAGAAGCACCAAACTGACCTGCTTGATTCTGTGCAGCAAGGTTAGCCAATGACATAGCTTGCTGATTTCCAGCATTGTATTGAGCCATTTGGTTTTGTGCGGCAGCATTCTGTAAAGCCGCTTGGTTGGCAGCAGCAGAACCAAACTGGTTAGCTTGTTGCAGATTACCTGCATTGAACTGAGCAAGGGCATTCTGAGCTGCAGCATTCTGTAGTGCGGCTTGATTCTGAGCGCCAGCACCAAACTGCATAGCTTGATTAACGGCAGCCTGAGAAGCTAAACCCGCCTGTTGCAAGTTTCCAGCATTGAACTGCGCCATCTGGTTAGCAGCAGCTTGGTTAGCCAATGCAACTTGTTGTGCATTCTGTGTATTGAGTTGACCAGTAGATAAGTCAACACCTTGATTAGCCAAAGCAGCTCTCAAAGCCGCATCTTGATTTGCCAAACCAAACTGTCCTGCAAGTTGCAATGACTGTTGAGTAGTAGCCAAGTCTTGAGCTTGGTTAAGTTGTTGCGCTTGCATCTGACGAGCCAAATCAGCCTCAGAAGCTTGTTGGGCAGCAGCATAAGCAGCGGCATTCTGTTGAGCAGCTAAACGAGCAGCATTCTCACTAAATGCTCGATTTGTTTCTGCTTCAGCAACACCTTGACGAGATCCACCAAAAGATTTGGCAGCAGTCGCTTGTGCAGCAGTCTGTTGTTGTTGCAATTGTCGTGAACGCTCTAGATCTTTTAAGCTTTGCTCAGTAACAGCCTGAGTGTATGGATTCATGTACTGCTGAATATTCTGATTTAAGAATGAACCAGCATTTACATCACGAATATTTGCTCTGGCTTCTGGAGCAATTTGACCTAATGCTTCAGATGTAACACCTGCACCTGTAACACCTTGAGCGTTAACATCACGAATAGAAGCACGATCAAGTTGTGCAGCAGTAGCACGTTCTGCAGGACCTGCAGTTACACCTGCAAACTCACGAGCCGTATACCCCAAACCTTGAGCTTGTGCGGCAGGACCAGTCTGAGCAGCGGTGAACCCTTGTGATGCCGCTTGTTGAGCTGGACCTGCACTAGCACCAGTACCAGTTACGGCAGAATAACCTTGTTGTGCAGCTAGAGCAGCAGGTGCTACAGTAGCGCCACCATAAGCGGTATAACCAACATTCTGAGGGTTGTAGTTAGCGACTCTACCAGCAACATCAAATGCTGAACGCATACCAGTAAACACTTCGCTGTTAGGATCAGCAAAGTTACGAAAGATTTGAGCGCCAGTCAGTTGGTCTTGATTAAAACCTGCAAACTCTCTGGCTTTTAGATTGCCAGCAACTCCTTGGGCGCTTTGTACGTTCTTTAAGAACGCATCACGCATTGCAGGATCAAGTTGCGATGATTGTTGACTTGAGCCACCAGACATAATTACACCTCCGTAGAAAGCCAATAATGTGTTGGCTTCATGTTAAATTTAGATACAAAAGTTCTTGACCAGCCTCTTCGACCTGTTAAGGTGATCTTGCGGCATCCCATGTCTTCAGCGAACTTCTGAATATGGGGGGTTAGTGTCTCTAGTTCTTCCAGATTACCACCCGCCAAAAATATATGCAAAACCTTCATCCTAGGAAAGTTTTGTACCTGAGTGACTACTGCGCTGTTAGCACCAGGCCATAATTGCATCGTACAACTGTCAATACAGTCGGCTACGTCCTGCATATTATGAGTGTTATCGTATTCTAAAGCAGGTTCAAGTATTTTTTCTACTTTTTGGAAAAGTACTGCCCATAATGGCAATTCACCATTAACTTTGTACTTTTCGTAGTCAATCATCGCAAACTGCCAGGCTTTCCATCAAATCTGATTGTTCCTAAACGCCAGTCAGTAGTCGTAACGCCTTCAATTCGTACGGCCAACTGTCTGCCAGTAATCCTCAAAGATGTCGGATTTGCCATCGTATAAGGACCATAGTTATATTGAGTACCAGTTGGGTAAAACTTGGTGCTAAATTTAGCCTGTACATCACCCAATGTCTTTTCATCAGGAATTAGCCCATTAAGGCTTAAAACTCTGTCTCCAGCACCTAATTCAACTGGTCCTGACTCTGCAAATATGGTTTGAGAATCGTAAGCATTGCCAACTTCATGCTCATAAATATAGCTGTCAGCAGAAACCATCAATGGATTACTGAAAATTCCTCGATCTGTGCCACAAGTACGAGCCAAAGTGCCCAAAGCCCAATGGTTTTCACGATAGTTGTAGCTTACATACGAATCTACCTCATTGCTTGACGCACTAGGATAGAACCACCAAATCTCGCCATAAGCAGAGATATGCACCGCATAGACTTTAGACGCTTGGGTTGTATTTAGATTGGTAAATACATAATCGCCAACATCTGATGGCAATGGCTTTACAAAACCATCAAAGATCCAGAATCCAGACTGAGACATCCAAATACATGAATTGTCTGTAGCCGCTACTGCTTGTTTGGAAATAACTCCGCAAGATGAGCCAATACGCTCAAAACTATAGATGTAAGGTGGTCCAATATATGTTGCAGTATGTACATCAACATCTGTAAACAATATGGTTGCACCACGAATACGTTTTCCACACATCAAAGAGCCAATTGTTGTTAGCTCAAAGTCACCTGCTTGATTTGCCGCAGCAGCAGTCCAAACAGTATTATTTTCTTGGTCACACCATTGAACTTTACGAGGATTGCCACCTGCACCCAATGCAAATAAGAATCGTTCTTGAGTAACAACTAAACCAGTACAACTTGTTGGAGCATTTGTAATGGCGGCAGCATCATTAGAAGTGTTTAATTGCCATTCCAGAAGCCGTCCATCTTTTGTTGAGCAACCAACCAAATACTCTCCCCATGTGTCCAAGCTCCATGTTGTAGCAGGAGAATAAGCGCCAATATCAGGTCTAGGTACACCATAAGCAAAGCTTCCATAAGTGCTATAACCATAACCAATCTTTAAGACAGCACTAGCATCACCAGAAACTAAGTCTGCTGGAGTAATGTCTGTCAAAGTATTTATTTCACTCAAATGATAAAGTTTGGAATGTGTACCGATAGCAACACGCCTATTGTTACTGTTATCACGCCAGTTAAGTAAACCCCTAGCCATACCAGTAAGTTGTGTTTCTGTGCGCTTACGCCATCCACCAACAGGGCGAATTGTTCCCTCAAACCAACGAACTAGGTTTGAATAGTTCCAACGTCCTTTAGATTGGTAATCAGTACCATTCTTGTACACGCCTGGTGGAATTTGAAGAGGAATGTAAGCCATGTTATACGTCTTTATATAGAGAGATTAGACACAAAACTCATTGTGACAATGGCTGATGGTACTGCAGGTCTTGTTGGGCTTGTGCTTGTAGCATATTGCTCTATAGACACGCCTGTATCACTAGTTCTCCACATTATCTCAATATAGTCATTTGCATTCAAGCTAGTGAAAAAGTTCATTGAAGCAATAGTATGGCTTGGATCGCCTGATGACTTTCTTGCTGACAAACCAAATCTACTATTTGAATTATCAATATTTGTTCCATTTTTTCTGAACCAAACATCTACATCTTGTGTGTCATTGGTTGTATTTTTAAATTGAATAGAAAACTGACAATTCCAAATTCCACTTTCAGCAACATTCAATCTTGAACTGTTTGACAATGTGACCCCATTTGAGAAGTCGGTGGTGTTGTATGTTATTGCATAAGCAGTAGTGGTATTAGATGCAGTTTGATCTGTACTGTCTTGAAAAGCACCATAAGGTGTATTGATGTACTTTCCACCCCTAATACCAAATGCCGAATTAATTACATTAACTAATTTAACAAAAAATATGTTTAAAAAACTATTGTTTTGATTTTGTAGAACAGATGAATACAAATCTCCAGATGAAGCAAGCTTCGGGATTGGAGGAGTTTGTAATTGCTGTCCAAAATTAGCCATTTATAAATCACCAGTATTTAATGAAGGGAAAGCTCTGTTATATCCCCAGATTATTCGTACAGCACCACCCGCACCACCAGTATTTCCAGCAAGACTACCACTTAATCCTCTTCCGCCACCACCATAAGAACCAGCTTGATAGTCCATACTACCTGTACCACCAGATCCACCTGCTCCAGAAGTTCCTTCAGTATTATTAGCTCCACCAGCACCGCCAGCACCACTTGATCCTTGGCCTAATATACCAACTCCACCACCAAATCCACCATCTTTATTATCGCCAGCGCCACCACCGCCTCCAGCGCCACCACCTGATCCAGAAGTTCCTGACGATCCAGAACCACCTCCATTGTTTCCACCATTGCCGCCATTACCGCCATTTCCAGAGTAACCACCCGCACCACCAGCACCAGCACCACCACCACCAGTTTCAATATAGTTACCACCAGTACCACCAGAACCACCACCAGTACCGCCAGATCCTGTTCCACCAGCGCCACCAGTATTGCTTGCGCCTGCAGCTCCTCCACCAGCAACTACAGTTCCATCAAATGAAGATGATCCACCAGCAGTAGGAACTTCAGTACTTAAATTTGTAGTCCCACCTGCTCCAACAATAACTGTATATGAAGCTCCTGGAGTTACACCATATCCATTGGCGTACCTTAATGCTCCACCGCCACCGCCACTTCCATAGGTTGCCCCCTTTGACCCAGATCCACCTCCACCAACACAAACAACACAAACAGAATAAACACCTACAGGTGCTGTCCACGAATATGTGCCTGGTGTTGTATAAGCTTGTTGCCCAACAAGTCCTAAACCAACACCTCCACCATAAGCTTTTGATGTTGCAGATGCAATAGTAGATAAAAGTGACATAATTTTTATGCGTATACAACTTTAGAGGCAAAAACTGTAAATGTTGCTGAACCAGTTTTTACTATTGTGTATGTGTATGAATCAATAGCACTTGCAGATCCACTTGATGGAGTTACGCCACCCAACCATTTTGTTGTAACACCAGTTGTTGTTCCATCAACTTGTACAACATTATTATAGTAAGCAGTACTTCCATTTGTTACTAAATGAACAACAGTAAGTGATTCACCTGTTGACATCAATGTATCTAAAGTTACTGGTGTACTTGCACCTGTAAGATTTATAGTCCAGTTAGCAGAAGCATTGCTTGTGTAATACAAAACAGACTGAGTTGTTGCATAGTAAGCAATTGTTCCAGTAGCTGCAGTTGCCGAAACAGTAATCTTTTCCAAAGCATTAACAAACTTTGTGCCAACAGTAGTTGTTGATCCAGTAAATGTTTGTTTACCAGTATATGTATTGTTTACAGCAGTACCAGGTACAGCAAGAGCAGTTCTTGCATCTGCAGCAGTAGCAGAGCCAGTACCACCTTTAGCAATCTTCAATACTGGGCCAGTATCAAACAAAGCATCAATAGTGTCTAGGTCAGTATTTAACTTAGTACCCCAACTGTCACTAGAAGCGCCAACTTCTGGTTTTGTAAGACCTAAATTTGTGGTGGTTGTATCAGCCATAATTACCTCAATGTGTTGTTGTTGTCCATGATTTGGACTGATCTAATATATCTGTCCAAGTCTCTGAATTATCAGAAATAGCAGTCCATGATTCTTCAACCAATGACTCGTTATTCCACTTGTATATAGCTGAAGCTATTACACTTGTACTGCTAATCAAAACAGCACTATTGTTAGATGTTATACCTGATGAACATTCAACTGTTGATGTGGGAACTATATTTCCTGCTGCACTAATAACAATTGATGCGCTTGTTGTAACAGAGCTAACACTTTGCACAAAAGAATCTACATTTTTAATCAAGAACCCTGATGCACTTACATCAGAGTCGCTTGTAATACTTACTGAAATATAAACATTCTTTTGCGCATCACAACTAGCAGTTGAATCACTTGTTATTGATGCTGAGATTCCAAAAGCTTTTTCTACATCACAAGATACAGTTGATAAACTTTCTATTGATGCAGAAGTATCTTTTAAAATTACTGCGCTAACAGAAATTGAGCTATCCGAAACTATATTACTTGCAGTTGATACAACTTTGTTTACAGCGCATTCAGCCGTAGATGTGCTTACAACTTCTGCAGCTACATCAAAAATTCCTCCACCACCTAAAGTGGAGAATGGTGATTGCGAAAATGCGCTTAAACCAAACATTATTTCAAGTGTCCATTACCAGACATCCAAGCAAACAAAGCAACAGTACCTAGTCCAACAATCCAGAAAAACTTTTTGACAATACTCTGTCCAATAGAAATGTAAACATTTTCTATTACTTTTTCTGTGACTTTTTCAACTAGTTGTTCTAGTTGTTGGTCAGTAAGTGTTATTTTGTTATCCATATTTATAACCATCAATTACTATCGTTTGATTCACCACCAAAATTTTTTACAATATTAAAAATTCTAGTGTTGTCTTCCAAAGCCATCAACTCATGTGGCTCACCAACTCGAAAATCTATTATTTTTCCAGCTTCTGCGATTATTTCCCAATCGTGTGAATATACTTTCACTTTTCCTCTGGCAACAATTGTTATGTGAATATTCTCTTTGGTATGAACGTGTTTGTCTAAAATATCTCCAGACTTTTCAAAGTCATAAATTGTTCCTCTAATGTCACCAATACTAAAAAGTTTATTCAATAACATTTGGAGCTGTCCCTGCATCATTTAAAGTAAATACAACATTGTCATCCTGCATTACTGGAGGCTTTGGCAATTTAGGATTCATTGGATCAACAAGAATCCACGCATTTAATGCAGCTAAATGATCAATCCATAATTGTTTAATTTGTTCGGTAGCAGCATTGTCAATTTCAAATTGACTAATAATTTTATAATTTTCAACACTTTTTTGTAAACGCTCACCAATTTCTTGAAGTTTTTGATTTTTTTCTTGTTCTGTCATGCTCCTAACAGACCATACATCTTTAACAATACCATTGACCCATTGATACGATACTTCATCTACTTGAAAAGTTAAAGCCTCATTTGGACAATCAACTCTTTCAAAACGAGCAAACTCTGGAGGTAAATTATTAACATCAATGTGTGGAAAAGCCGCACGAAAATTACTTCCTAAAATTGGGTGCTGATATGGTTGCCCATCTTTAATTTGGATATAAAGTTCCATTACAAATTACCTGTGTTAGTGCTTGGATAGGATCGTCCTGAACCCCAAATAATACGAGCAAAACCTTGCCCAGGAGTTCCTCCAGCTCCTGCTGATCCACTCCCACCTCCACTACCAGAACCATAATCTCCTCCATTGGCTCCAGTTGTTATAGTTGGTGTTGATCCTGTTGTTCCTCCAGATCCACCACCCCCTCCTGTTGGAGGTCCACCAGAAGTTCCAGCAGCACCATTACTACCCTCTCCTAAATAACTAATGCCACCACCTCCAGCGCCACCATAACCAGGACTTGTTGAATTTCCGCCACCACCACCACCACCACCTGATCCAGCTAATGATGACCCAACACTATATCCACCGCCACGACCACCATTGCCAGAATAGCCAGCCGCACCGCCACCTCCTCCACCCCTTCTTAATAAAGTAGATGTTCCAAAACCTCCATCTCCACCATCTCCACCTTTTTTAGTAACTGCTCCTGTCATAGTTGAAGTACCAAAAGGTGCGGTAGGAGCGCCCCATTCTGATGTACTAGCTCCTACAACACCTCTGATATATTGACTATTTGTATTATTTGTAATTTCCGCATTACCATTGCCTGATACACTTACAGTAAATGTTGTTCCTGCTGAAAAAGAATAGTTATTTATATAAGCAAGACCAGCACCAGACCCACCGCCACCGCCATATCTGTATGTAACACCGCAACAGCTAAAGCTTCCACTATTCCCACCTGTCCCTCCTGCACCTATTACTAAAAAACAAGCAGAAGTAACTCCTGTTGGTGGAACCCATGTATAAGTTCCTGAAGAAGTATATGTTTCTTGACCAGGAGCAACAGCACTAGACCTGTGATTCTGGAAAATAGCTTGTAAAGCACCACTCATGTCAATCCACTTCCCGAAATTATCCAAGATGTTGATGTGATTTTTAATGCGGTAGCAGAACCATACTGAGCCAAGCTTCTTGAGCCAGTAGTTCCTGCTGATGACAAATACATAGTGTCTGTAGTAATTGCAATAGTCACTACTTGGCTTGTCATATTCACAAATGTAATCGCTGTTCCAATAGGATAAGCTACAGAACTATTTGCAGGGATAGTGAATGTTCTAGCATTTGCATCACTAGAAGGATGAAAAATATGCTTTCCTGCATCAGCTAAAACACAAGTGTAAGCAGCAGATTGACTGTTTTGTGGAATATTTAAATAACCAACAGAATTAGTACCATCTGCTGTGCAGTTAGTCAAATTTCCAGATGCTGGAGTTCCTAATGCTGGAGTTACTAGCGTTGGAGATGTTGATAAAACAACATTACCAGAACCAGTAGATGTGGTTACTCCTGTACCACCATTTGCAACAGGTAATGTTCCTGTTACACCAGTTGATAATGGCAATCCAGTTACATTTGTCATTACTCCACTTGCAGGAGTTCCCAACGCTGGAGTAGTTAACGTAGGACTAGTTAAAGTCTTATTAGTTAAAGTTTGGGTAGCATCTGTTAATACTGCCTTACCTGCAGGATAAATAACAAATACATCTTTTGTACCTGCAGAAAGATTTACTGCAGAACCAGCATTAGATGAAGCAAGAATTGTTGTTCGTGCTAATGTAGTTCCAGAAGAAGTGTAAGTTCCAAGACCAACTTCCCACTCAGAACTGCCGCTAGAACTAATTGCATAGTAGGTTGTATTGGCATCTCCAATTACTGAAAATGACTGGAAACCAGTAGCAGCACCAGCAAGAGTTAGCGTACCTGTGCCTGTCGTAGTCGTAGTTTCCTTGACACGATCTGCAAGAACTAATGCCATGATTAACTCAATGTAATATCAAGATCACCAGCAGGAATACGCAATACGTCACCACTTGAAATTGATTTGCTTGTTGTCAAATCAGCCCAAGCAAGCATATTGCCAGCAGTAGAAGCATCAAAAATTGCCATAGCGACAACAGTACCCCAAGAGCCAGTTGCTGTATCAAATTCAACAGCAGCACTATTGGTTGCCAAAGTGCCTGTGCCGCTTACAGTAAATGAAGCAGACTTACGAGCATAAGAGCCGCCAGATACTTCTGTGCCACCACCAGTATCAGATGGAGCTACTGTAAACAAGCCAACATATACTGTCGTTGGTGACGTATATGATGTGTTTGTGAAAACGTGTTTGAGGATCTTGTCCTCAAGATAGTCTGTAAATGAACCAGCCATATATCACCCCAAAGATCGGGCACGAACAATAGGAGTTGAAGAAACAGACGCCCTTTGATCTGCAACCTCAATGTCGCCCAAGGAGTTGGTATATAACTGACTCCATGTGGCAAGACGCTCATCGTCTTTCAAGTATGGGGTTGCTTCTAACAACGAACCATACAAGTACAAGTCTGGGGCATAAGCTAGGAGCCAGTTGCTTGTGTTTGAATCACTCAGCGCAGTAATCTTACCATAATAAGTAAGCTCACCTGTGTATTCAGCATCAGGTGTTGGAATCACTTCAATCTGAGTGCCAACAATAGTGTACTTTACTGGCTTCCCTGTGGCAATATAACTATTTTGCCGATCAAGATCACCTTGTTTTTCAGTAACAAACTCCAAGTATGTAATTGGACTTGTGTTTAACTGAAACTCTTTAGCTTGAGCAAAATCAGATGGAAATGCAAAGAACGCTGTATCTAGAGTGGCTGTAGCACGTTTAACCATCTGCCTGACACGCAATTTGCGATTAAACTTTGCCTCTGCCAATGCAATAAAGCTAGGGACAATAGAAGTCAGGTCATCCCGATTGAGATAATCAGCTATGGTTGTCTTCAATCCACTATAGGTATCAAGTGCCATTTTCTACATCCCTGCACATCAATGTATGCTCATGTTTGAATTCAAATGAACCAATATGATGAACCTCTTTTGAAAGGTCTTGGTCAATATAGGTTTTAGTGCCATTTTCAGCGGCTCTGCGACAAAACCAGACATCTTCGCCCATGTAGTCTTGTGCATTTGGAACCCAAGGGATAGCAAACCAAGGATATTCCATTGTTTTGTAGACCTCGGCTTTTACGAGCATTACACCCATGCCGCAGTAATCTACATCAACTAATCCAGTTGAATGGTCTTCAGTATATACCCTCTGAATAGTTTTTGCATCCTCATCTGTGGTATTTTTTCGTACCGCAATAGGCTCAGTAGGGAATCTACGTTTAGCATAATTGGCACAAACAATACCAATATCATGCGCTAATAATCGGACTATGGTGTCCTTTGGAAAGCGCATATCACTGTCCAACCATAGTGTGTGTGTGCAACCTGCCTCAATAGCAGATTTAGCCAAATCCTGACGCTGTGCTGACAACAATGTGCCAGAACTGGTATATAAAACTACTTTGTGTGGTGTAGTGCCAACTGTAAAGCCCACCAATCGGGCTAAATCATACGAAAATCCAGAATTAACAAAGTCCCGTGTTGGAATCAAAATTCCAATGGTCTTACTATCCATTAAACTTCTCCAGGTCTTGTGCGAAATGCACGATTGTCAGGATCGTTGAGCCAACGCTTCATGTAAGCTTGGTCATCAAGTTTTCCTTCGGCTTTCATTTGATAGAACAATGCCATTGGGATAGATGCCACATGGTGCATATCTCCATTCCAGTTTGCTCGTTCATCAAACGAATTAAATCTTTCTCTGTTTGCCTCAACTACTTGAGTAGCATCAATAACTGTCTCAATTGTGGCTTGATCCTTTTCAGCATCGTAGTGCCACAGTTTTTTAGTTCCCATGATGGGATCAAAGTCAAAGAGTTTTGTTGTCATAAGTAAAAAGGGTGGGTAATTAGCCCACCCCTTAGTTCAGATTAAGACTGAATTGTTGAGTTCAGGTCATAGACAGCGCCATGAGCCTTCTCGTTCTTGATCTTCAAGCCCCACTCGACCAACAGCATACGCTTCTCAGCATCACCTGTCTTCGCCAATTCCACAGTTTGGAAAGGACGCAGGTAAGCAACGCTTGCGTATTCTGGATCAAGCACGAACACATCACGCTCACGCTGGAAGCGGTTGGGAACGATACTCACATTACCGAAATCTGAGACATAGATGTCTGCAGCGGCAACGATTGTAGAAGGCTTAGGACCAGTCACATTGAAACGCTGACCAGCAATACCAGCCATCTTGGACAAGTTTTGCTTGTTAACAGGACCAGCCATGACCATAGATGGTGAACCACCTTGTGTCCAGACCTTCTGGATAACATCCTTCAACAAAGTTTCGCTGAAAGAACGCAAGTCGCCAGCAGTAGCGTCTGTGCGGTCATCAGTTGGGATTGTTGTGTATGAAGGATCGCCACCGCCTGTACCTTCGTTTGTATTGGTCTTCAAGAAGGCCAACAAAGCTCCAGTAGTACGAGCAGAAGAGGTAGAACCTGCTGCAGCGGCTTGGTTAGCCAAGCAAGTTGTCTCCATGTCACGCTTTAGTTCAGCAGATTTTTTAGCCATTTGGTAGCTCAATTCTGAGCGACGGCCTGCTTTGTCAACTGACTCCAAAGTGCCAGAAATAACAACATCTTTACGGCTAATCTGGGTGTAATTGCCCAAACGAACTGTAGGTGTTGCAGCGGTGAAAGAAGTGATGTCATCGCCTTCAATCTGTGCATTTGTTGTTACAGCAGAGGCGAGATCATCTGTTTGCCATTCAAAGAAAGTGTTGGAGACGTTTTCACGACCAACATTGCTCAGAAATGGAGTCTCTTCTGGAGAGATCTGATAAATAACATTCGAAAGGTCCTCACGAATGCCTTTGGCATCATATCGTGTGTATGTATTCGTTACTGCAGCCATGATAATTCCTTAAATAAATTTCTCGAAAAGGGATGCGGCATCTCTGACGCTTCCAGTTTGTGCAAGACGCTTTTTTGCGTTATTTAATTCACCAGACTTAGAACTCAGGCTACCTGCTGACCCTGGAGTTGCCATCTTTGGAGCTTTTTTAATCTTCGCTTGGAATTCTGGACGTTTACTCATCATCTGGTCATACTTCCACGCCTTATGGAGTGCAAGCAATGCCCTAGAATCAGTAATGCCGTTCAGTTCCTGCTCGGAAAAGCCCAATTGCTGACCATATTCCAACAAAGCCTTACCTTCAGTTTTAGCTTTCTCTGGAGAACTCCACTCAGGAATTTTCTCTTTCAAACGTGCAGTTTCCTGCGCTAAAACAGCTTGAATCTGCTTTTGTGTCTCAGCTTGACGCAGTTGGTTAAGCCTCTCTTGCTCTGCTTGGACTGCGAATTTCTGCTGTTGTCTGCGCTGATGTGATGTCCATTGACGGGCATATTCAGTCGGGTCTTCAGCTTCTAGACGATTCCAATCAGGCTCTTGTGGCTCAAACTCCTGCAGTTTCTGCTGTAATTGTCCTAAAATCTGAGCGTATTGTTCACGCTCTCCACGAACTTGCTGAAACTCAGACTCGACTAATTTGCGCTCTTCTGCTAGTTTCTGCGTTTTTCGTGTGTAGTCAGCTTCACGTTGGTAGCCTCGGATAAGTTCATCCTTTGGAACTTCGATTTCTTTGCCGTCAACTTTGACAACAAACTTCTCGTCCCTAGGAGCTTCTTCTTCAGCTTCCTCTTCTTCGCCTTCTACTTCCTCAGAAGTTTCCTCTGCTTCGTCTTGCGGCTCCGCAGATTCCATTTCCTCAGACTCAGATTCGGATTGCTCCTCCTCTGGTTGCGCCTCTGCACTAGTGTCAACACCCTCTTGGCTGTCTAGCATAGTAGCAAAGCTTTGCGCTGCTTGGTTTACTGTAATCGAACCGACTGCTTGTGCGTTATCGGACATATTTACCTCTTAGTTGAACAATCATTTTGCCTTTGGTGGGCGACCACGCTGGCGGGTAAGCACGACTTCTGCCATCTTACCTGTGTCCATAACAGAGCGTAGTTTCGTTCTCAATAGATCTACTGTCTTCAAGAGCATATACGCTTGTTCTCGTACTGGACCTTCCATCATTGTGGAATTCCGAATCTCTTTGTAACAGTCATCTTCTATTTTTTTGATTAACTCATTTAAGAGTTCATCTTCAAGAAGTAACTTCGCTCTATCACCTCTTGCGAGGTTAATTTCTAATTCATCCATATCACATCATAGGTTGGGGCTGTTGAGGCACTTGACTCATTGCAGCTTGTTGACGAATTAACTCTCGGTCTTTATTCATTGCGGCATTAATCTCCGCACTTTGAATTTGTACACCATATTTCAATTCTAGCTCATATCTACGCAAAATACCATCTTGCTCAATACGATCTCGTTCACGATCATCTGCCAACAATGCTTTTTCACGATCCAACTGCAGTTCAGCAGCCTTTTTCTGGATGTCAGCTTGGATGGCTTGTGCTTGCACTTGAGCCAACATCTCCTCTGGAGTGGGCTTTGGAGCAGGTGGTTCTGGCAATTGGAAGTCAGCAGGTAACTGGTTAAAGTAGTTCTGCGAATCCTTAATTCCTGCCAGTTGCAACATCTTGGTCAAAGTGTTGGTGTACTGTGGTATTGAAACAACAGGATTATTAGGGCCAGTCTCTTTAATCAGCATTTCTTGACGCATTGCAACCTGATTCAAGATATTGATTCGGTCTTCAATAGTGCCATCACCAACGCCAACATTGACTATTACATCCATCTTT